GGTGTTGAAAGTGATAAAAAGTTCATCCTGAAATGCTTGGAAATCATGGGATAAAGGCGGTGTGGCGTATGGCATTATATAAAGGTTATGTTGCAACCAAAGGGAAGCAATGTTTGGAAAAATTAAAAGGCAGAACGGATTGGAAAACACTGGATGAAGTGAAGAACCTGAACGGCTATGGCGGCATACTGGCAGATGACACGATCCTGATTGACATTGACGATCCTGAACAGTCTGAAATGATGATGAACATTGTGGAAGAATTTCAGTTGAATTGCCGGGTCTATCAGACCACAAGGGGAAAGCATTTTCTTTTCAAGAATCATACAGTGAACAGGAACAGGACACACGCACCTTTGGCAGTAGGCTTGACCGCTGACATAAAACTTGGGTCAAGGCTATCCTATGAGGTCATCAAGGTTGACGGTGAAGAAAGATTTTGTGAATGGGATGTTGAACCAGGGGTTGAATATGATGAACTTCCCAAATACTTCCTTCCTGTCAAAACATCTGCTGACTTCATCAATATGGATGCCGGGGATGGAAGAAATCAGGCGTTGTTCAATTACATCCTGACATTACAGAGCAATGACTTTTCTGTTGACGAGTGCCGGGAAACGATCAGGATCATCAACAGGTTCATCCTGAAAGAACCCCTGTCTGATGAAGAACTGGAAACCGTATTGAGGGATGAAGCATTTCAGAAGCCTATTTTCTTCATTGGCAAGGTGTTCCAATTTGACATATTTGCACATTATTTGAAGAACAACAACCATGTTGTAAAGATAAACGGTCAGTTGCATATATACCATGATGGTATCTATGTGAACGGCTACAAGGAACTGGAAACTGCAATGATTGAACTGATCCCAAACCTGAAAAAGACACAGCGGCGTGAAGTGATTGAATACATGGAACTGATCGTTGATGACGTGCAGACGGCTGATGCACGGTTCATTGCGTTCAATAATGGCATATATGACATTGTTCAGGACACAATGCAGCCGTTTTCATCCAGTATCGTTGTGACCAATAAAATACCTTGGGATTTCAACCGGGAAGCATACAACGAACTGGCAGACCAAACCCTGAACAAATTATCATGCGGGGATGCGTCAATCAGGTCATTACTGGAAGAATGTATTGGTTACTGCTTTTACAGGCGTAACGAATTAGGCAAGGCGTTCATCCTGACAGGTGACAGGCAGAACGGAAAATCAACTTTCCTTGATGTGGTCAAGGCAATCCTTGGGGAAGGGAACATTTCAGCACTTGACCTGAAAGAACTGGGGGACCGCTTTACCACTTCAATGATGTTCGGAAAACTGGCAAATATCGGTGACGATATAGGGGATGATTTTCTTCAAGGGTCACAGGTCAGCATTTTCAAGAAGGTTGTTACCGGGAACAGGATCAAGGCAGAAAGAAAAGGTCAAGACCCTTTTGAGTTCAACCCTTTTATCAAATTATTATTCAGTGCCAATGACATACCCCGGATGAAAGACAAGACAGGGGCAGTCTTGCGGCGTTTGGTGATTATACCGTTCAATGCAAGGTTTACAAAAGATGACCCTGATTACAGACCGTTCATCAAGTATGACCTGATTGAACAAAGTTCAATAGAATACCTGATCACATTAGGTGTGGATGGATTGAAAAGAGTGTTGACCAACCAAGACTTCACAACTTCTGAAAAGGTTGAAAAGTCAATACAGGAATATGAAGAAGAAAACAATCCGATTACTGCATTCATTAAGGATCAAGGCGTGGATATGATTAAAAATGAACCAACTGCTGATGTTTACAAGCGTTATCAGGTATTTTGTGCTGATAATTCAATGCAACCTATGTCAAACATTGTGTTCAGCAAACAAATTGTAAAAAGATTAGGTTTTCAGGTGGTTCAAAGAAAAATAAACGGTAAGAACAGAAAAACATTCATTGAAGTATAGAAAGGAATGGTGAAGATGAATGAACATTATAACACCTACGGGAGGGGGAATACCCAAAACGTAAAGGATTGGGTTGGTAATAAGGCAGCAACCTTTGTCACATTAGCGGCTTCCAATCATTCAGAAGGGGAAAGGCAAGTCAATGACTATTATGCAACAGAACCAAAGGCAATGGAACTGTTACTTGCAGAAGAATCTTTTGCTCCTGTTATATGGGAATGTGCTTGTGGTAAAGGTCATCTTTCAAAAGTATTAGAAAAGCACGGTTTTGAAGTTATTAGTACAGACCTGATATATAGGGGATTTGGGGATTTGGGGATGACGAACCTATGAACTTTTTGGAAGAAACATTTGATAATTTTAACGGTGACATAATAACAAACCCACCATACAGATATGCACTGAACTTTGTTCAAAAAGCACTGGAAAGTGTCAGGATAGGCGGCAAGGTTGCAATGTTCCTGAAACTTCAATTCTTGGAAGGGAAAGAAAGAAGAAAGTTTTTTTGAAGTGAACCCACCAAGAACCGTATATGTCAGTTCTTCCCGGCTGAATTGTGCAAAGAATGGCAGATTTGAAGAATATACATCAAGTGCAGTTGCCTATGCGTGGTTTGTTTGGGAAAAAGGATTCAAAGGCGATCCAGTAATTAAGTGGATCAATTAAAGGATGGTGAAAGAAGTGATTAGTTATTTGAGTTTGTTCAGCGGTATCGGTGCATTTGAAAAGGCATTGAAGCGGCTTGAAATACCGTATGAACTGATTGGATATTCTGAAATAGACAAGTATGCAAGCAAGGCATATTCCCTGATTCATAATGTGCCGGAAACAATGAACTATGGTGACATAACCAAAATCAATGAAAAGGAACTTCCTGAAGGAATTGACCTGATTACATACGGATTTCCCTGTCAGGATATTTCCATAGCCGGATCACAAAAAGGGCTGCTGAATGATGACGGAACAAAGACAAGATCAGGGCTTTTCTTTGATGCACTACGAATCATTGAACACACACAACCGAAGGTTGCTATTGCAGAGAATGTGAAGAACCTTGCATCAAAGAAGTTCAGCAAACAGTTCAGTATTGTTTTAGATAGCTTGGAAGAAGCGGGTTACAACAATTACTGGAAGATACTGAATGCAAAAGATTATGAGATACCACAGAACAGGGAACGGATCATCATTGTAAGTATCAGGAAAGACCTTGATTCAAATGCGTTCACTTTTCCTGAACCTGTTGAACTGCAAAGCATACTGCTTGACGTACTGGAAGATGAAGTTGACGAAAAGTATTATGTTGACCCATCAAAAGTGAAAGCCCTGATCCCACAGTTGGAAAAGAAAGAAATTTCAAATACAATCCGTGCATCCGGGGGGGGAGTACCGACAGACACCAGTGGGATTTAGTGGCAAGGCGTATGTCACATTAAGTGACTACGCCACCAAATTGAAGAAAGTGAATGACATTGCAGACTGCATTTGTGCAAGGGATTACAAAGGGTTTGGACGGCAAGAAATGAATGGGGTGATTGAAATTGAACGAAAATAAAACGCCTGTAAGAGTTGGGAATATCTACAATGAAAACTTTGGTACTGGATATTCAGGAAACGTGTGGGATGTGAACGGCATATCACCCACAATAACAACAGCACAAGGGGGGTGGACGTGTACCAATGATATTGATTAAAAGCAACACCAAGAAAGGATATGAGGAAGCAGAACCCGGCGATTCAGTCAACTTTGCATATCCAAAAAGCAAGACAAGAAGGGGAAGGGTTGGAAAGAGGGTTGGAAAGAGGGTTGCACAGACTTTGACAACATCCCCCCCCCAACAAGGAGTGATAATCATGAATGAAGAAATAAAAAATCCATTGAAGGGAAAAACAAAATACGGATGGCATTTTGAACAACAGGTTTATGATCCGAATGGAATTATTAGGACAATAAAGGCTGGTGGTGGAAGTGGAAATATACCAAAAGTAATAAACATTAATGAGGATATGCTTCAAATTAGAAAATTTACACCGAAAGAGTGTTTCAGGCTGATGGGGTTTGATGATGAAGATGTTGACATATTATCAGCAAATGGCATTTCAAACACACAAATATACAAGATGGCGGGAAATTCTATTGTTGTGAATATGCTTGAACATTTATTTGGTCAGATGTTCAGCGTTGACAATGAACTGATTTTATAGGGGGATAAAAATGAACAATATCAGAATTAAGGATAGAATCGGCGAAGCAGCATTGTTGGAACAGTTGGCAGAAGAAGCCGCCGAACTTGCACAGGCAGCACTCAAAAAAGCAAGGATTATCAGGGATGAAAACCCAACTCCTGTAACATTGGGAACTGCTGAAAAGAATCTGGTTGAAGAATATACGGACGTTGTTCAAGTTGCAAAGGAGCTTGGACTTGAGTGGGATTTACAACAGATGTGTGCGAAAAATGAACGATGGCTGAATAGACTGAAAGAGGGTGAACAAGGTTGAACGATTTGAAAAGGAACGGTTCAGGATATTATGACCCTACGGCATACGCCGGAATGAAAAGCGTGGTCAAAAGTGAGAATGAATCAGACAGAAAAGCGGCTGAACTGATAAAAGTGTTGAAGTTCATCATCCGTTCATGCGGGTTTGAACTTATCACACGGATTCAGGTCAGGGAAACAAAATCAGGAAGGGAGTACAAATAGTTGTAGTGGTTGGTAACTATTGGTAACTGTTAAAGGTAACGGTTGAAAGCCTTATAAATAAAGGTGGTAACGGTTGGTAACTGTTAAAATATAATTTTTTAATAAAATAAATAATTATTATTTTTGATAGATAGTAAAAATAAAAAAATATATAGATATACACTATTTATCCGTTACACAGTTACCCAAATTCAAAAAGATATAGAAAAAATAAGGTTTTCAGGCGGTAACGGTAAAAAATTAAACCGTTACCGTTCAGGAAAAGGAAAGGACGGTAAAATGAAGGCAAAAGACTATTTGTTACAGGTATCGGTTCTGAATGTGAAGATTGATCAGAAACAAATGCAGTATGAGGAACTATTGCAGACGGCAACATCCACAGGTGCAATCAGGTATGACAAAGAAAGGGTGCAGACTTCTTTGTCAGGGGACAGTACAAGCAGTATCGTTTGCAAGTATATTGACTTGCAGAAGGAAATCAACGCAGACATAGACCATTATGTTGATGTGAAGAACAGGATCATCAACGAGATTCACGCATTGTCTGACATAAAATTCATAAAACTGTTGTATATGCGGTACATAGAGGAAAAAAGGCTTGAACAGATAGCGGTTGAACTGAATTATTCATACCAGTATGTGCGGGAATTGCACGGCTACGCACTAAACGCTTTTACTGACGCACACCCTGAAATTTTTGAAAAATAAAAGTTCCTACACAAACCTACAAAGAAGTGTGATATTATGCAGAATAGAAAATCGTAATGAAAAATACCCTTGAAACGAATGGTTTTGAGGGTTTTTCTTTTGAAATCTGTCAGAAAGGGGGCGGTTTTTGTGAAGAATGAAGTAAAATTGACAGCAAAACAACAGGCGTTTGTTGACGAATACTTGATTGACCTGAATGCGACACAAGCCGCTATCCGGGCGGGTTATTCAGCAAAAACAGCAGATCAGCAAGGTTCAAGAATGTTGGCAAATGTCAAGGTTCAACAGGCAGTTAGTCAGGCAATGGCAGAACGGAGCAAACGAACCGGGATCAATCAGGACAGGGTTATTCTTGAACTTGCCCGGATAGGTTTTGTCAAGATGACGGACGTGGTTGACCAAAACGGAAGAATCAAGGATGATGCAACAGATGATGACCTTGCCTGTATTGAATCAATCAAGTACAAGAGTTCGGACACAGATACCGGGTCAAGTGTTGAAAGGGAAGTCAAGATTGGTTCAAAGTTAAAAGCCCTTGAATTGCTTGGTAAGCACTTGGGTATGTGGAATGACAAACTGGATGTGAATGTTTCATTGCCTGTTGTCATTTCCGGGGAAGATGCACTTGAAGATTAGTTCACAGTACGTTTTTGATTATCAGAAACGCATGATCTACCCGGAACGATACAAAAACAGTTCAGGCAGATTGAGTGTAAGGCTGCCTGATGTTGTCGGCAAGGGTTACGGCACTTTTTGGCGTTACCGGGGAAGATACAGGGTTGTGAAAGGAAGCCGTGCTTCCAAGAAATCCAAGACAACGGCGTTATGGTTCATTACAAACATGATGAAATACCCTGACGCTAATTCCCTTGTAGTCAGAAAGACATTCCGAACCCTGAAAGATTCCTGTTTTACTGAACTGAAATGGGCTATTCACAGGTTGGGGGTTGATGCACACTGGGATGTGAAAGAATCACCCCTTGAAATGACCTACAAACCAACAGGTCAAAAGATATATTTCCGGGGGCTTGATGATCCCCTGAAAGTAACATCAATCACAGTTGAACACGGTCATTTGTGTTGGATGTGGATTGAAGAAGCATACGAAATTGGTTCAGAAGATGATTTCAATATGCTTGATGAATCAATCCGTGGTGCTATTCCTGAAAGTTCAGGACTGTTCAAACAGATAACCTTGACCCTGAACCCTTGGAATGAACACCACTGGATCAAGAAACGGTTCTTTGACAGCCCGGACGAAGAAACCCTTGCAATGACCACCAACTATTTATGCAATGAATGGTTGGATGCAGCAGACCGCAAAGTGTTTGAAACAATGAAAAAGCAGAACCCAAGACGTTACAAAGTGGCGGGTCTTGGTGACTGGGGCATTGTTGACGGTCTTGTATATGAGAACTGGGAAGAAAAATTGTTCAGCATTGATGATGTTCGTGCAGTCACAGGCGTTTCTTCAAAGTTTGGTCTTGACTTTGGTTACACGAATGACCCAAGTGCATTGTATTGTGGCATGGTTGACCATAACACAAGGACAATGTGGGTGTTTGATGAAATGTATAAACCGGGCATGAGCAATGAAGCGATTGCAGCAGAAGTTACCCGGATGGGCTACGCAAAGGAAAAAATCACGGCTGATTCTGCTGAACCGAAAAGCATTGACAGGTTGCGGGTCCTTGGGTTGTCACATATCAGGAAAGCCCGCAAGGGTAAGGATAGCATATTGAACGGCATTGACTTCATTCAGGACTATCATATTATCATTCATCCAAGGTGCGTGAACTTCCTGACAGAGATCGGCAACTATCAATGGGATGTTGACCCCAAGACAGGAAGAAAGATAAACAAACCTGTTGATGACTTTAATCACCTGATGGATGCAATGCGGTATGCCTTGGAAGATGACAGCCGTGGTGACACATACAGTTTTGATTAAAAGTAACAAATTAGTAACACATAGCCCCGGAAACGCCTGTTTCATGGGGCTATTGAATTATTAAGCAATGAAAAGGGGTGAAACAGACCAATGTTTACAAATTTGTTGGATAAGCTGACAATGAGGGTCAGCAACTTTATATTGCAGGGCGTTCATTCAAGGATGACTGACAAGGAATTTCTTGAAAAGGAAATCCAAAGGTGGGAAGGTTCACCCAAAAGAGTAATGCAGATTAAGGGTTTTATGTACTATGAGGGGGATCATGATATTTTGACCCGCAAGCGTACAATGATAGGCAATGACGGCAAACTGGAAATAGTGGAAAATCTGCCAAATAACCATATCATTGATAACCAGTACGCTAAACTTGTGAACCAAAAAACAAATTATCTGTTGGGTCAGCCTGTTGCAGTTCACGGTGACAATGAACAGTATGTTGAACTGTTGCAGAAAGTGTTCAACAGGCGTTTTCAGCGTACTTTGAAAGTGTGCGGCAAAGCGGCATATAATGGTGGGATTGCTTGGTTATATCCGTACTACACAGAAGATGGGGAATTTACTTTTCGTATGTTTCCGGCTTATGAAGTGCTGCCTTTTTGGAAAGATTCTGAACACACTATGCTTGATTTCTTTATCAGGATGTATATTGTGATTGGTTATCAGGGAACTATGCCGGAACTGATCAAAAAGGTGGAAGTGTACGATCTTGACGGTGTTCACAAGTTCATCTATGATCACGGTTCATTGATTCCTGATATGTTGGATAATGATGGGCGTTTTGTCAGTGCAGATGTGCCACACGTTACTATGATTGACGGTCAGGGGAATGTGACAGGGTTTAATTGGTCAAGGGTCCCGCTGATCCCGGTCAAATGCAATAGTGATGAAATCCCTTTGCTGAAAAGGGTCAAGTCATTACAGGACGGTATCAATGTGATGTTGTCCGATTTTGAAAACAATATGCAAGAGGACGCAAGGAACACAATCCTTGTCCTGAAAAACTATGATGGTACGAACTTGGGTGAGTTCAGAAAGAACCTTGCAACCTATGGAGCAGTAAAAGTCAGAAATGATGATTCTGCAAAGGGCGGGGTTGAAACCCTTGAAATCACAGTCAATGCAGACAACTACAAGGTTATTGTGGAAATATTCAAGAAAGCCCTGATTGAAAACGGCATGGGATATGACGCAAAGGATGACAGACTTTCCGGCAATCCAAACCAAATGAACATTCAATCAATGTATTCTGACATTGACAATGATGCAGACGATACCGAAACAGAATTTCAGGCGGCCTTTGATGATATTCTTTGGTTTGTCAATGCACATTTGGCAAACACAGGAAAAGGTGACTTTGAAGGTGAAGAAGTAGAGATTATCTTCAACCGGGATGTGCTTGTCAATGAATCTGAAACCATTGAAAACTGTCAGAAGTCAATGGATATTCTGTCACTTGAAACAATCCTGTCAATGCACCCTTGGGTGGATGACGTTCAGGAAGAACTTGACCGATTGGAAGAACAGAAGCAGAAAGAACAGGAAGAACTTGAAAAGCAATACAACCCATTCATGCAGCCGGGTCAGGATATTCCCCCGGATGATGACAAAGGCGGTGGTCTGAATGGCAAAGAAAAACCGTGATTACTGGGCGAAAAGGTTCAATCAGATTGAACAGATTGAACACGGTCAGGGTGTGAAGTGCTATGCAGACATTGAAAACTTGTACCATAAGGCACAAAGGCAGATTGAAAGTCAGATTGAAGCATGGTACGGACGGTTTGCAGACAATAACAACATTTCCCTGACAGAAGCCAAACGCCTGTTGACCACAAAGCAACTTGCAGAACTGAAATGGGATGTTCAGGAATATATCAGGTACGGTCAGGAAAATGCTATCAATGGTCAATGGGTGAAGCAACTGGAAAATGCGTCATCCCGGTATCATATCAACAGGCTTGAAGCCCTACACCTACAAATGCAGCAGTCCATTGAAGCATTGTTTGGAAACCAACTTGACGGTATTGACCAAACCATGAGGGCAATTTATAAAGACGGATTTTATAGAACGGCTTTTGAGATTCAGAAAGGTTTTGGGGTTGGTTGGGATTTTGGCACACTGGATGAAAAGCAGATTGTAAAGATTATCAACAAACCTTGGGCGGCTGATGGGAAAAACTTTTCTTCAAGAATATGGGATAACAAGCAAAAATTGGTGAACGAACTGAACACCACCTTGACACAAGGGGTTGTTCTTGGTCAGGACCCGCAGAAAACGATTGACACGATTGCCCGGAAAATGAACACTTCAAAGAAGAATGCCGGGCGGCTTGTGATGACAGAACAGGCATTTTTCAGCGAAACGGCACAGCACGATTCATTCAAGGAACTTGGTGTTGAACTATATGAAATTGTTGCAACCCTTGATTCACACACATCTGAAATCTGTCAGGATATGGACGGCAAAAAGTTCAAAATGAGTGACTGGAAAGTGGGCGAAACTGCCCCGCCATTTCATGTGTACTGCCGTTCAACTACTGTTCCGGCATTTGATGATGAATTTGACCTGATCGGTGAACGTGCCGCAAGGGGTGAGGATGGTAAGACATATTATGTTCCGTCAACCATGACATATAAAGAATGGCAGAAGTCCTTTGTTGACGGTGGAACCAAAGAGGGATTGAAACCAACGAAACCGGATGATACAATAAAAGATACACCAAAGGCAAAGGGAATAGATGATTGTAAAAGTACACAAGAGGTTGTGGATTTATTTAAGTCTAAAGCTGATTGGTTTTATGAGATTGAACGAAAAGGAAAGAAAATTCGTTCAGTTGATGGGATGGACTTAAAAGATGTTGATCTTGAATCTGCAAAGGCAATTTATAGACCTTTTGAAATGCTTTTTGATAAATTCCCAGACTTAAAAGGAAAATTAAATGCAGTTAGTGCAAGCCGATTAGGTAGTTACACTTATGCACAATGTATGGTAGGTTTGGGGCATGGTGGTATTACTGTAAACACAAAATTTTATTCAAACTATGAACATTTAGCAAAGCATGTTATAAAAGATGAACAATCCGGGTTTCATCCAAAAGGAATTGCGGTTCCTGAATCAATCGTTATGCACGAATTAGGACACGCAATAGATGATTATTTGACTAATACCTTATGTGCAGCAGGTATGAACGGTTGGAAACCTAAAAAAGTATCTGCTATGTTAAGACCTAAAGTTATGAGGGCAGCAGGTTTCAAAATAGGAGATATTAGAAAAGAGGTCAGCGGATATGCAACAAAGGATTGTTTAGAGTGGTTTGCAGAATGTTTTGCAGAGTATATGTTATCTGAAAACCCTAGACCAGTTGCAAGGGAGTTTGGAAAGCAGTTAGAAGAATTGATCAATGAAAAAGTAAAGGGGGCGAAGTGATATGTCACAGAGTATGCCTAGTTTTTGGAATAGTCCTTATTTTGTTCCTGAACCGGATAACTGGCATTTGAAAGAAGATGCACCGGAAGAATTAAAAAGGGAATTTGAAGAATACATGAAAGAAAATGAGGATGAAGAAAGCACCTGAACAGGGTGCTTTTTTGATGCAGAAAGGAAGGTGAAATGTAATGATAACCTATGAATTAGAAGATGAAACTACAAAGGATATTGATGGTGCCTTTGTTCGTTATGCTAAATTTGATATTACTTGCAAGTCTACAGATGAAAAGCCGAAAAAGGTTTTTGACGGTGTTCACATTAAAAACGGTTCCACCTTATATCAGATGGATGCAGGTGTGTTGTGGATGTATGACGAAGAAGATCATGAGTGGTGTGAGCAGTAGGGGGTGTAGCTATGGCAAAAAGTAAGAAGAAAAAAGGAATTGACAGTAAGACATTAGCTCTTGCGAAAAAATATACTAAAGATACTGTTAAAGGTATGGGTGCGATTAAGGGTGATCGTGGAGAAAAAGGAGATAAAGGCGAAAAAGGGGATAAGGGGGATAAAGGAGAAAAGGGAGATCGTGGGGAAACCGGAGCAACCGGAGAACAGGGAGTGCAAGGTTTGCAAGGCATACAGGGAGTACCCGGAGAGAAAGGCGATAAGGGAGAGAAAGGAGAACAGGGAGAGCAGGGCATACAAGGTGTACCCGGTCTGCAAGGTATTCAAGGCATACAGGGTGAAAAAGGAGAAAAGGGAGAAAAAGGCGATCAGGGATTACAGGGTGTGCAAGGTGCAAAAGGAGATAAAGGGGATGACGGTTATCCTTTTTTGATTTATAAGCAGTTTGATGATATTTCTGAATTTAATGAAGATGAATTTCCTAAAATCGGTTTGATGTTTATGGTGATGGTCTGGGAAGATGAAAAGGGTTATCCAATTTACAGATATACCGGAGAGGGAACACCACCATATTCCTTTATTACTTATATGAACACAGCCGGAATCAAAGGAGAAAAGGGAGATAAGGGCGATACTGGTGAACAGGGAATACAAGGATTAAAGGGAGATAAAGGGGATAAAGGAGATAAAGGAGATCAGGGCGAACAAGGTATACAAGGTAAAAAAGGCGATCAGGGAATACCGGGAGAGAAAGGAGAACAGGGAGAGCAGGGCATTCAAGGTGAACAAGGCATACAGGGCATTCAAGGTATTCCGGGACAAACCGGGAACGGAATATCTTCTATGCGTGTTGGAACGGATGCAGATGGTTACTCTCACCTTTATGCCATTTATACGGATGATTTGGAGACAGAAATTGATTTAGGTGTAATTTCTCCCGGTGATTTAGAAGCTATTAAAGCGGTTGTGCCGAGTGATGCTAGTGCTAGTAATAAGCTAATGACAAGAAGGTGTATAAGATATAACAATGCATCTGATTTGGAAAATGCAATTGTTAATCTGCCCGACCATTCTCAGTTAGATTTTGTTGCTATATCAGCAATTACTATTGGTGGAGTAACACTTCCTCAGTACACAGCATGGCATATTTACAGAGATAGCAAAGGACTGGCTTGTATCGGTGGAGTTGGTTATTCGTATTTAGATGGCAGTTGCTATAAAATTCAAGGAAGTATTAATTCCCCCAAAGTTGCAGGGCTTTCCTTGACAATGCAGAAACTTGTTACAGAGAGTGATTTAACTTCCACCGTAACTTCTGGAAGTAATGCTCCGATAACTGCGGGCGGTATCTACTCAACATTTCAAGGACAGTACGCAACTATGAACACGTCTATCCCTAATTATCAAAGTGGTTTCTGTAAGTACGTTTCTATCGGTGTGTTTATCGTTGGAAGTGGCAGAATACATGTTTCGGAAGATACGAACGTCGGTGTTGAGATAGTTTCGGGCTTACCCAGTAATTCAGCTATAATCCCTGTACTGATATACAGCAGTACATATGATGCTGATTTGGGATATGCTCGATATGAAGCAGGAAGTATTATTGCAAGCTCGTTAAAAGCAGGTCATAGCAGATTTAGTTTCTGCGGACTTTTAATTGGCGAATAATCCCACCCGCACGATAAAAGGACGGTGAAACAAAAACACCGCCTTTTCGGGGCGGTAATGGTGCTGAAATTGAATAGAGAGAAAAGGACTGTGCAGAAATGCGTAGTTTAATGCGGTAGTGAGGTATCAGTAGCAATCACAGGGGGAGCAACCCCCTTTTTTGTCGGGTATGTCAAGACGTAAAACCGATACAACAAATTCAATCTATGGGAGAAACCCCGTAAAAATCGTAATGAAAGGATGGATGTAACTATGAAAAGAAAAGAGTTAGAGGATTTAGGACTTACAAAGGAACAGGCAGATGCGGTTATTAAAATCAATGGTGCGGATATTGAAAATGCAAAAGAGGTTGCGAGTGCAGAAGTAGAACCTTTGAATGATGAAATCAAGAAACTGCAAAATCAGATAAAAGACCGGGATAAACAGCTTGAAGATTTGAAAAAGGCTGCCGGAGATAATGAGGATTTGCAGAAACAGATTGAAACGCTACAATCTGATAATGCTGCTGCAAAGAAAGCACATGATGCAGAAGTGCAGCAGTTAAGGCTTGATTTTGCTACGGAGAAAGCACTCACCGGAGCAAAGGCAAAGAATATCACAGCGGTAAAGGCTTTACTTGACTTGGAAGATGCTAAATTTGATAAGGATGGTAATGTTAAAGGCTTATCTGAACAGATTGAAAAGTTACAGAAGGCAGATGATACGAAGTTCTTATTTGATTTAGAGGAACAGCCACAGACACAGCAGTTCAAAGGGTTTCAGCCGGGACAGTCCGCAGATGTAAAACCGCAGGGAGAAGTGGACTTCTCCAAAATGACCTATGATGAAGTAGTCGCATATACAGAATCTAACCCAAACAGTTAAAAGAAAGGAAGTGTATTAAATGGCAAAGTTTGATGCAAAGAGTTTCAATGAGCGTGCTTTTGGTCGGTATATGAGTGCTATCCCTAATGTTCGGATGAACAAATTAAAGGAAAGCCGGGCAATCGTATCAGATGCAAGGTTAAGAGATACGTTCAAAAACAACACACAGACCGGGAGCGTGTACGCAATCATTCCTTATTTTGGATTGATTGGTGGAACCGCACAGAATTATGATGGTGTAGAGAGTGTGGAACCGGAAAGAACTGATACATACGAACAGGGTGTTTTCACTTTTGGTCGCATGAACGGATGGACAGAAGCAGATTTTTCCTATGATGTGACAGGTGGGGTAGACTTTATGGCAAACGTCAGAAGTCAGATACAGACCTACTGGAATGAAGTCAATCAGGATGTATTGATTGCTATTCTTGATGGTATTTTCAAGATGGGAGAGACAGGAACCGGAAAGGTAAAAGCTGCAAACGCTGCTTTTGTAAAAAGGCATACCTATGATATTTCTGATTCTTCCAATGCAACCGCTATGACAGAAGCAATGAGAGTTGGAGAAACTACTCTCAATAGTGCGATTCAGCAGGCTTGCGGTGATCATAAGAGCAGATTTTCGCTTGTAATCTGCCATAGCGTAGTCAGCACGAATCTTGAAAACCTTAATCTGTTAGGGTATCTGAAATATACGGACAAGGACGGTGTGCAGCGTGATCTTTCTATGGGTACATGGAATGGAAAACTTGTGGTAATTGATGATTCAATGCCAACCTTTGACATTCCTACTGCTTATGGGAAAACTTCTGATACTACCTTAGAGGACGGAAAGACCTACTACACAAAAAGCGGTTCCGGTGCAAATACAAAGTATACCGCAGTAGAAACACCGGATGTTGCCGATATTGGTAACTACTATGAGGTGACTGCATCCGATACCGGATATACAAGTTATATTCTGGGTGAGGGTGCAATCAGCCTTGAAGATGTGGGGGCAAAAGTACCGTATGAAATGGTGCGTGATGCTAAACTGCATGGTGGAGAAGATACTCTTATCAGCAGGGAAAGGTATGCAGTAAGTGTTGCCGGAGTCTCTTATACAAAAGCGGTTCAGGCTACAAATTCACCAACGAATGCAGAGCTTTCAAACGGTCTGAACTGGTCACTTGTAGAAAATGGTGATGGAACAGATCGGAAAGCAATCAATGACAAGGCAGTACCGATTGCAAGAATCAAGTCAAGGGGATAATGGGAAAAGGTCAGGTGATCGTATATGTATGACGTGGATGCAGTAAGGGCAAGGCTACTGTCATTAGGTTATGAAGTCAAGGCTGACGATATTGCGGCCTTGACTTTTTGCGTGGAAAAGGTACGAAGCACGGTGAAAAATGAAATCAACTGGCAAGATGTACCCGAAGGGCTTGAACACATTGCTATTGATATGGCGTGTGGTGAGTTCCTGAACGCTAAAAAGACCTTTGCCCCGGATGACCTTGAAAGTTTGGATTTGGATGTTGCAGTCAAGCAGATCAACACAGGTGACACAACAACAGTCTTTGCAGTCGGTGACGGAACACAGTCTGACGAACAAAGGCTTGTGTCATTCATCAATTATCTGCTGAACTATGGGCGTTCAGAGTTCAATTCATTCAGAAGGATAAGGTGGTAATATGACAGCAGTTGAAAAGGCAAGAAAGGCCGCACGGAAAGCGATTGAAAAATATCATTATGACGGTACTTGCACAGTCACCGAACATAAAAAGGTGATGGACGAAAGTACAAAAATCACAAGTTTTCAGGATGTGGTTGTTTTAGAGAACCAACCCTGTCACCTTGTATTCAAGACCGTAACCAGTGCGGCACAATCAGAATCGGCGGCAGCAGTCGAACAGACCACGGAACTGATTATATCACCTGACGTGACCATTAGACCGGGATCAAAAATCACGGTAACACAGGAAGGTGTGACCACTGATTACACATACAGTGGTGTTCCGGCGGTCTATGCTACGCACCAACAGATTATTCTTGAATTGTTTGGAGAGTGGTCATAATGGCAAAGATGGGAAAATTTGACCCGCAAGCCCTGAAAGATTTTCAGCAGAAACTTGAAAAGCTGAATCAGGGTGAAGTGGATGCTTTTCTTGAAGATTGTACAAAGGAACTTGCAGCGAGGTTGCTACGCATGGTCAAAAAAGATACACCTGTTGGGATATACCCTAAAAGTACAGGTAAAAAGGGCGGGACCTTGCGGCGTGGTTGGACGGTTGGCAACATTCGGAAAGAGGGAAACAACTATATTGTTGAAGTTGTGAACCCGGTTGAATATGCAAGTTATGTTGAATACGGTCACAGAACAAGGGATCACAAAGGGTGGGTTGATGGCCGCTTTATGATGACCATTTCCGAAAACAAATTAAAAGAAATTGCCCCAAAGGTGCTTGAAAACAAGTTAAAGAAATTTTTAGGGGGTGTGCTGTAGTGATTGATTCCATCATAACCGGGATAAGCACAACACTGTATGGCGTGTTTGGGTATGAGAATTACAAGAATGAGATTCCCCAAGACCTGAACCCGCCTTGCTTTTATATCAGGTGCATTGAACCCGGTGTGAAAAAGTTTATCGGTACACGCTATTTGAGAAGAAACCATTTTGTGATCCAGTATTTCCCAAGTACGGATGACCGAAAAGGGGAGTGTTACAGGATCGGTGAAAAAATGTTTGAATGCTTGGAAGTCATCCCGGTTGATGACTTCTTTTTGCGTGGTACTGAAATGAGATTTGATGTTGTGGACGGCGTTTTGCATTTCTTTGTGGATTATAACGCTTTTGTCAGAAAAGCAGTACAGAAACAGAATGCAATGGAAACCATGCAGAACAAAGTTCAGGTGAAAGAATAGAGGTGATTACATGGCTAAAACAAAGGAAACAGTTGACACGGCAGAAGTCAAGGAAACGGCAAAGCCTGAACCAGGCTTTACCAAAGAACAGATTCTTGCATCTGCCAAATATGCAAATCGGCGTGACCTTTTGACCGTTCTGCTTGATGATGGGAAGTCATACACGGCTGAACAGGTTGAACAGGTCATGAACGATTGGTTCAAGAAAGGAGTGAAATAAAATGGCATTAGGCGGCGGTACTTTTATAGCACAGAATAAGGTGTTACCGGGTTCATATATCAATTTCTTTTCTGTTGCTGCTGCATCTGCTTCCATTTCTGACAGGGGGATTGCCACAATGCCCCTTGCGTTGGACTGGGGTGCAGAAAATGAAGTCATTACGGTAACAAATGAGGATTTCCAAAAGAGTTCACAGAAGATTTTTGGATATGCCTATGGTGATGATCAGATGAAAGGTTTGCGTGACCTGTTCATGAACATCAAGACATTTTACACATACAGGCTGAACGGTGGCGGGGCAAAGGCTTCCAACACCTACGCAACGGCAAAATATAGCGGCACAAGGGGCAATGCCCTGAAAATTCAGATTGCGGCTAATGTGGATGATAGCACGGCTTGGGATGTGACAACCTACCTTGGAACGGATAAGGTTGACACACAGACGGTCAAGACGGTTGCTGAACTGAAAGCAAACGATTATGTCACTTGGAAATCATTTACCCTTGTGGCAGTTGCGGGTTCAGCACTCACAGGCGGCACGAACGGAACGGCTACAAATGCGTCATATCAGACGTATCTTGATAAGATCGAATCATACCGTTACAACGTCATGGGCGTTGTCACAACGGATAACACGGTCAAGTCACTGTTTGCGGCGTTCAATAAGCGTTTGCGTGATGATATGGGTATTAAGTTCCAGTTGGTTGTTTACAACTACACCAACCCGGACTATATGGGCGTTATCAGCGTAAAGAACAAGTGCCTTGATGGGGCACACCTGTCTGATGATGAAACGCCTGTAATGGTTTACCCGGATGAAGCGGCAGCCGTTTACTGGACAACAGGAGCAGAAGCCGGGTGTGCGGTCAATGCGTCAGTTCAGAACCGTACATATAACGGCGAATATGACATTGATGTTGACTATACACAGGCACAGTTGATTGCTGCCATTCAGGCGGGCGAATTTGTGTTCCACAGGGTTGATGATGACATCAATGTTTTAGAGGACATCAACACAATGGTCACAACCACTGACACAATGGGTGACATTTTCAAGGATAATCAGACAATCCGTGTCATTGATGAACTGGCAAATTCAGATGCACAGGTTTTCAACAGGAAATACCTTGGCAAAGTTCCAAATGATGATGCCGGGCGTTCTGCATTGTGGGCTGATTTGGTAAAAATTCGCAAGCAGCTTGAAAAAATCCGTGCTATTGAAAACTTCAATGAAGCAGATGTTCAGGTTGCACAGGGCGATACCAAAAAGGCGGTTGTGGTCAATGATGCAATCACGGTTGTTAATGCTATGTCAAAGATGTACATGACAACCACGATTGCCTAATAGAAAGGAAGGTGAATAGGAATGAACAATGCGGCAGTAATGTTTGCTGGGGATGCAGTCACAGCGGCACTTGCTGAATGTTATGTGACGATTGGTGACAACCGTTACAACTTCATGCAGGCTATTGACCTTGAAGCAAAGTTTGAGAAGGTCAAGACAGAAGTTCCGATTCTTGGGAAGCCGGGAAAAGGAAACAAGTCAAACGGTTGGAAGGGAACTGGCAAGGCAACCTTCCACTATAACCAGTCAGTATTCCGGGCTATGATGCTTGATTATAAGAACACCGGAAAAGATGTGTATTTTGATATGCAGATCGTGAATGAGGATCCTACTGCTACAGTTGGTAGACAGGAGATTCAGTTGCTTGATTGTAACATTGACGGTGGTATTCTTGCAAAATTTGATGCTGATGGGGAATATTTGGATGAAGAAATGGATTTCACATTTGAAGATTTCTCTATGCCGGAAGAATTTACACACCTTGTCGGTTTTGATGTTGCGGCAGAGTAACACACGGCACTATGATTTATTGCCCTATATGACGGTCATATATCGTCATATAGGGCTTGTTTATCAATCAATGGATAATTGGAAAGGTAGGTATTAAAAATGAGCAATTTGAGCAGATTCATGAAGCAGAATAAGAAGGTGAAAGAAAATGGATTCTATGCACCAACCAAGTCCATGACGGATGAAAACGGCAAAGCCCTTGAATGGGAGTTCAAGCCCTTAACATCCAAGGAGAATGACCGGATCAAGGACGATTGCACTTTTGATGTTCAGGTGAAAGGCAAAATGAACCTTTACAGGCAGAAGTTGAATACTTCCAAGTACCTTGTCAGCATGATTGCGGCAAGCACGGTGACACCGAACCTTTTTGACAAGGGGTTACAGGATTCTTATGGTGTGAAGACACCGGAAGACCTGATCTATGAAATGATAGACGATCCGGGTGAATACGGTGAACTTTGCGTTTGGGTTCAGAAGTATCAGGGATTCAATACCACTATGGATGACAAGGTGGAAGAAGCAAAAAACTGATTCAGCGTGGGGAAGGTGAAGCAATATACGCCTACTACGCATTACACAAGTTACACATAAGACCATCCGAATGGGTGGAAATGGACGAAAACGAAAGGGCATTCATCATTGCGGCCATAGACGAAAAAGCCAAAGAGGATGAAAAGCAGAAAAAAGAAGCCGAACGCAAGGCAAAGCGGGGCGGCAGAAGGTAGGTGATTGGATATGTCAATGATTCAGACAGGGATTGAACTGCAAGACCAGTTCAGCAGCGTCATCCTTGATTTTGCATCCGGGATGATGGCGGCTACGAATGCAGCAGTCAACTTTCAGAACGT